GAAAAAGATAGAAAACCTATTATGTTTGTTTTAGATAGTTTAGGTATGTTATCTACTACAAAAGAAATGGAAGATACTGCCGAAGGTAAAGAGACTAGAGATATGACAAGGTCTCAAATTGTGAAGTCAACATTTAGAGTTTTAACATTGAAACTAGGTAAGGCAAATATACCTATGATTATGACCAATCATACTTATGATGTAATCGGTTCAATGTTCCCTCAAAAAGAAATGGGTGGCGGCTCTGGTCTTAAATACGCTGCCTCATCAATCATATATTTAGGTAAGAGAAAAGTCAAAGACGGCACAGAAGTTGTCGGTAATATTATTCATTGTAAAAATTATAAGTCAAGGTTGACTAAAGAAAATGCAATGATAGATGTACTTTTAACTTACGAAAAAGGTTTAGATAAACATTATGGTTTAATTGAACTTGCAGAACAAAGTGGTGTATTCAAAAAAGTATCTACAAGATATGAAATGCCTGATGGCACTAAAGTATTCGGCAAGTCTATAATGAACGAACCTGAAAAGTATTTTACTAAAGATGTATTAGAGAAGATTGATGAACAAGCAAAAAAACGATTCCTCTACGGCGAATAAGAGATATGTTTATGTACAAAGAGACGGAGACGATTTTAGTAGTATAAAAATCGTTGAAGGCAAGTACAAAGATGTAATCTACAAATACGGCAAGGTGCAGTTTGCAAATGACGAACAACCTGACGGCAATCTTCCTTTGCAGTTTCAATGGACTTTATTAAGAAAGCCTGAAGAACTGGACTTGGATATTGACCAACCTGCATTTATAAAGTATATTGGAGATATATTAGTAGAAATATTAGATGAAAAAATAAAAGACGGAACAATACTTGATGACAAATAGATTAGAAGATACTATACTTACAAACTTAATTTTTAATGAAGATTATTGTAGAAAAGTCTTACCTTTTCTAAAAGATGATTACTTTGCTAATCGTACAGATAAAATTTTATTTCATCAAATTTATGATTTTGTTGATAAATATAATAATCTTCCTACAAAAGAAACCTTGATTATAGAATTAGGCAATAGAAAAGATATTACCGAGGAAGAGTATAAAGCAATAAAACAAACTATAAACGGACTTTCTTACGAAGAAAACGAATTACAATGGTTGCTTGATACTACGGAGAAATTCTGTAAAGACAAGGCGGTAAACAATGCAGTACTTAACGGCATTAAAATCCTGGATGGAAAAGACAAGAAAAGAACTCCAGAGGCCATTCCTTCAATTTTATCTGAAGCTCTTGCTGTGTCTTTTGATAATCATATTGGGCACGATTACATTGATGACGCAGATGATAGATTTGATTGGTACCATAGAACTGAATTAAGATTACCTTTTGACTTACAATATTTTAATAAGATAACTAAAGGCGGCGTTCCTCAAAAGACTTTAAATGTTTGTCTTGCAGGTACAGGTGTTGGTAAATCTTTGTTTATGTGCCACCTGGCTGCCTCTAGTATACTTGAAGGTAAAAATGTTTTATACATTACTTTAGAAATGGCAGAAGAAAGAATTGCTGAAAGAATAGACGCTAACTTATTAGATGTTAGTACAGATGATTTACACGCTTTACCTAAAACAATGTTTGATGATAGAGTTGAAAGATTAAAAAGTAAGTCACCTGGTAAATTAATTATTAAAGAATATCCTACAGCGTCTGCTCATAGTGGACATTTCAAAGCATTATTAAATGAACTTGCATTAAAGAAAAGTTTTAAACCAGATGTATTGTTCATTGACTATTTAAATATATGTGCCTCTAGTAGATTTAAAGGTGGTAATATATCATCTTATTTTTATATCAAAGCAATCGCAGAAGAATTACGAGGTCTTGCTGTTGAATTTAAATTACCTATATTCACAGCAACACAAACAACAAGAAGTGGTTTCGTATCTACTGATATTGGATTAGAAGATACTTCTGAAAGTTTTGGTCTACCTGCTACTGCTGATTTTATGTTTGCATTAATGACTAGTGAAGAACTAGACCAATTAAATCAAATGAAAGTTAAACAACTTAAAAACAGATATAGTGATCCTGCAATCAATCGTTCTTTTATAATCGGCGTTGATAGAAGTAAAATGAGATTGTATGATGTAGAACAAAAAGCACAAAACATAGTAGACGCCAATCAGGAGAAAGAAGTTGAAGTTGACCCATACGATAAGTTTTCTGACTTCAAAGTTTAAATTTATGCCTCGTAAAAAAGCAATAAACAAAACAAGACAAGAAGGAACAAGACCATTAGAGAAAGGTGAGAAACTACACTACACTAAATCTATGGTAAAGAAGAGAGGTAAGATATACTGGAGGGTTATAGAAAAACCTACTGGTACTATTATCAAAGATTACTTCTTTGAAAAAGACGCAAGAGCACTTGTTAGATTTCAAAACAAACATAGAGTTTGGGAAGTCAATGGTGGTATTCCTCACTTTCTTTGTTCTTACAAAGATTAATAAATATTGTCAGTATATCTTGGGAGAATTAAATGGCAACATTAGGAAAAAACGATTTTATTAGAGACGGCAAAGCGTATGTCTCAAAGAATGGTAAGTACGCAGGCAAGACTAGATTTGCTATATGTGAACTTATGATAAAGAATAAGGAACGATTTGTAGAAGGTAAGACTTCTTCTGGTCGTAAACTTACAGGTATATCAATAGAAGGTAAACCTAATACCTATCCTTTCTCAATCGTTTGTAAATCAGATACAGGAAATAAAACAGAAGTTATTCCTATTACGAAGATATATAAATCGCCACTCTTCGGAGGAGGTGGTGGTTCTGGTGGTGGTGCAGCTGTGACCGCAGTTACCGAGAGTGGTCAATGTTATTATTGTTCACTTGCCTTTAATGTTAAAAGAGGACCTATTACTTCTGCTGATATTACAGATAAGAATATGGAAAAGGCTTCAAGGTATGTACAAGCAACCGTAGGATACAAAGCATTTAAAGATAGATGTCCTGAAGATTGGTTACAATCTGATACATTTATTAAAAGTGCAAATGCAGTATATCTAAAATATAAAAACAAAGTGCAAGGTGCAGTATACTTTCATAGAGGTAGTCCTTTTATGCAAAAAGTATATGCAGCCAAAAAAGAAGTTGCGAGAATGGATAAAGCACAAGCACAAAAAGATGGTAAAATGCCACAGGCACCAGGTTCGTTTTCAGATGATAAATGGAATCCTGGTGATATATGGATGACAACAATGAGTCCTGCGAGTGATCCATTAAAAGAATTTACAGAAGATTGGTCTGTTATTAATCAAGCAGTATTAAATAAAGCAGGTCGTATGAGAAGTCCTAAAACATTTTTATTAGGTATCTCACTAAAGAAATTAGGTAATACGGTTACACTAAAAGAATTTAACCAACCTACTAGAACAAAAGAAATAACACATACCTTTAAAGGTTTTACTTTCGGAAGAAACAATGACTTCTTTTCTAGTGTTGATATGTATTTTAAAATAGGTACAGGTGAAGTACAATTTAGAGCATTTAATTCTACTTCAAGTTGGCAAGGAGAAATTAAAGGTATAGCTGCTGCTGGTGGTAAGATTGGTGGTGGTAATCTAAACTTCTATTGTGAGAAACATATGAGACGAAGTATAGGTGGTGGTTTTAAAGGTAAAGGTTGGAGAGAAACACCTAGTAATCAAGTGAAGTTAAACGATATGTATGTTTTATATAAAAAATATGCAAAGAATCCTGTTGATGTAAAAACATTTATTGCAAAATGTTTAGAACTTAAAGGTGGTTTTATCTTCTCAAAGAATATGTGCCTACTATTTTTAGACACTTTTATGTCTGGCACAGGTGCTCAAAGAAACGCTATTGCTACTGATATAATCAGATATGCAAGTAGTAATACTGATTTATCTAGTTTCTTTGTAAAAGTGTCATAGTCTTATAAATATAAGAGACGAAGTGAGTATTATATTGATGGATAGTTTATTTGTATATGGAAAAAATGAAGGACAAAAATGTTTAGTTTTAAAGGATATTCAAGCTCGGGTACGAATACACACCTAGAGCATTTAGAAGATAGTATTATAAATGACGGCGCTAAAGGTGGAAGAAATGCGATTGCATTTTTAAAGTCTTTACAAAAAATGCTTGTAGGTAATTCAAGCAAGAAAGTAAATGTAACCGTTAAATGGGACGGTGCACCTGCCATAGTTTGTGGTATCAATCCTGAAAACAACAAATTCTTTGTTGGCACAAAATCTGTATTCAATAGAACTCCCAAAATCAATTATACCGTTTCAGACATAAACAGAAACCATAGTGGTCCTGTTGCGTCTAAACTTCAAGTTTGTTTAAGAGAATTAAAAAAGTTAGGTATAAGAGGTATCTTACAAGGCGATTTATTATTTACTAGTGATGACAAAAAAGTAGTAAGTATAGATGGTCAATCTATGATTTCTTTTACACCTAACACAATTACATATGCTTTACCAGTTGATAGTAGCGCTGGTAGAAAAGTTGCAAGAGCAAGACTAGGTATTGTATTTCATACTCAATATAATGGTAATGCAATGGATAGTTTAAATGCAAGTTTTGGTTATGTAAGAGGTATCAA